CCATACCCTGCTTCTCAAACCAGCCGTACCACTCAGCCAAGTTAGGCCACATGGACTCCGGCACGCCACTCTCCTCAATGTACTCAACAGCCGTCATATTGTCTTTTGTACCTCAATGGTATCGGGGTTGGCGGCTGCGGTAATCTGCCTAACCGCCATCTTGTTTGCCTCAGAGGTAACACTGATGTTGATTAACCGCCACTTCTCGTACTTGCGCAGATCGGAAGCAATGCGTTTCTTAACCGAAGTAGGTAGAACGGCTGGCAGGACAAATGGCAGTACCAAAACGGTGCTGGCGATGTTCAAGTTGGGCTGCACTTCCACATCGCCAACATCGCTGTCCCGCTGAATGGCAATAGTAGCATTGCTAGAAAACGAATCGTCAAAGATGATCTCGAAATTGCTACCATGTTTTTGAGCAAATGGATCGCCAAAGTCCATATCGCGGGTACGAACAGACGAGCTAAAATCAAACGTGCCAACGCTTGTCCCGTTGGATTGGATGCCAAAGTCCACATAATCTGCTGACGTAGTTTGAGCGGGTGTCTTGTATCCGCTGTACTTGTTAATCTGGCCAGTGGTCAATTTCATCATTAACCGCAAGCCTTCGCTTTGGAAATTGGTCAAGGCAAACTGCATTACCTTCGGTGTCCAAGTTCCCTCAAACGCTCCCAGAATAGTGTTATAGACCAAGATCGTATCGTTAAAGTTATTGGAGCCTGTAGGTACGGCTAGTAGATACCTATTGTCGTAGTAAGCCGCAGTGCTAATACCAATCTGCGCTGTATTGATTTCTTGGATTACGTCCTTAACGACTTCCGAGATAGGCAAGCCGACTGAGGTAAAGTCGTCCGAAGCAGACCGAATGAGCGATCTGATGCCATCGTCAGACAGAAAGAATATGTCGCTGTTAACTTGGATGGCTGATGCCCCCGCCACGCACCCGATATTATTGGAAATGATCGATATGGTCCAATCAGCCGCACTGGTCATGTCGGGCGGGATGGTGATTTGGAATATCCTGCGCCGCTTGAATACAATAATACGATTCTCAAAGTAAGGCACAATAGCGGTAATCTCATCACCATCATCGCCGTTAACTACCACGCTGTTTGTCAAATCCCACACGGAAGGATCTAGGATGTCCGAGGCGTAAAGTGTGTTTCTGTTTGCACCAGAGCCAACGCCAAACAACCTATTGCCAGCATTGATAATCGTCTGTAACCCCTGGGGCGGTGGGCTGGCCGTAGCCGTAGCCGTAGCCCCAGAGCCGTTGCCAATAATCGTAACCGTAGGCGTGTAGCCGTAGCCAGAACCGCCATTGACTACCACCACCCCCGTGACCGCTCCGCCAGCTACGTTGGTAATTAAAGTAGGCAATTCCCCGCCCCAGTTAGGGCCGGTGATAATGGCAGTCGCGCTGGTATACCCAGAGCCTGCGGTTGTGACGGTTATTGCCCTTACCTTACCACCCTGCCGTTGGACAATGTTGCCATCAAAAAAGTGTAAATCGTCATCGCCATCTGCCAGAAACATTTTGTTGTTAAACTGCGCCATGGAGACTTTGGAGGTATAGGCCACAACATAACCATCCGCCCATTGCTCGGCTTCCGCAGCCCACGTCCTATTGACCGCGCTCCAAAGTTCATCAGCAGGATGGAGGTCGGCTGTGCCGCCGGAATCAATCGTATACAGCCTGCCTTGAGTTACAGTAACTAAATCTTCCGTGCCAGTAGTATCGTAGTAAGCCATCCCACCGATTGATCCTTGTTGGGATGTAGCGGTCGTATTAAAGCTAGTTACCCCGCGCCGAGTCTCCAGATTGCCCTTTGGGGAAAGGGTCATGTTGACCAACCTTTGTACTTGGTTCTGGGCTAACTGGTCAGATTGGAGTCCGCTGGCTTGTCCGCCGGTAAAGGAGCGGATACCATCAAACGCCAACACATCGTCGGTGGCATCTATGAAATACGCCATAGCGGTTAGATAATCTCTTCGATGCCTAAATCGCCCAAGCCAACTGGGGTAATCTGCTTCATCCCGCCTACTTGGGACAACTCGTAATTGGCCATCGCCGCTAGATCGGCGTTAGCTGCCTGCGTAACAACTTGCGCCTTGCCGTACTGCCGTTCACGCTCCAAGGCATCAGCGTGGGTCAAGGCTAAGACAACGTGGCTGACATGGGGTAAGCGTAGTTCGTCGGCAATGGAGTTGGCAGAGGGAGGAAAATCTACGACTAGGTTAGTGCGGGTTAGGCACTGGAGCTTTTGCACCACCAAGAGCGTGTTGGTGCTGGTGGTGTCTAGTTTGGGGTAGAGGTCTAGCTCGGCAGTTCCGCCGGTGTTACGCCCCTTGAAATAGTAGAAAGCAGGCGTGCCAGTTGTGTCCTCGTCTAGCAAATTAGCGTCCTGGCTAACGATAGTAGCCAGATCCATCGCCTGAATTTCAGCATCGTTGTAAGCTACCGAAAGAGGGTTCTCCACGTTGGAGCCAAGGGAGACAGTCCTGCTGGCCGTGCCGACTGAGTAGGTGGAGGTTGTGACAGTCTCGCGCCAAGCAGCAAAGTTCCACACCCGCCTGTAGTTTAGGCTGGCTGACTTTTGCAGGAAGGTAAGCGTGTCGGCATCGGTCTTGCCGATCTTCTCGCCAGCGTATTGGGCGATTTCAGTTAGGGTCATTTATCCCCCCTCTTAATTCAGCACGCTCGGCCAAACTGCTTTAATCTCTTCTGGCGTGTTGCCAACAATTTCGGTCTGGGTCATATCACGCAAGGCTTGTTTTTGTGCGGCAATCTCCGCTTGTTTGGCCGTATCAGCCGACTCAACAGCCTTCATAAACTCAATGTCGAGAGAGGCGAGAATGGGCTTGCGAGCCTCACGCCACTTATCTTTCCAAATTGCCTTGGCTTTATCTGGATTTACAATAATCATTCTTGGTACTCCCATGCGTTGCGAAAGGTGCGGTCGGAAGGAATGTCTGAAGCGTCAATGATCTTGAATGGCTTCCCAGCGGGAACGTCTTTTGCCGCACACTCTTCGATTGTGTGGGTTAGCAAATAGTCTGGAGTTGGAGTAATGATTGCCACTCCTTCGTCTGTTGGATAGATGATTTTTTTGTTCATAATGGGTTAGCGGAAGACGACAACAGAGTTTAGCTGAGCATCGGCTGGAGTTGATGTGTTTGCAACTATGGTTCGGAAACGAACAGATCCAGCAAGGTATGATGCTGTCCCTACATAACCACCAAGAATTGCATCTTCTGTTGTTATAACCGTTGCATACTTTGCATCAGCCATAGCCGCTGTAAAGTTTGCCGTGAAATTCCCAGTTGAATTATCCGTAATGCTCGACACGTTGAAGCTGGCCGTAATCGAAACCGTTCCAGTTCCATTAAAATTAACCCAAGCTTTTGCGACTCTGCTTGCTACGTTGTCTGCTTCGGTTCCCGAGGTGGAGAGTTTGGCAAATGTAATAGACCCGTCAGCAGGAGTTGACGAGAATGTTCCAGTTGTTGCAGATGTAATTCTTCCCTTTGCGTCTACAGTTATGAATGGGATTGCAGAGACGCTTCCGTAGGTTCCAAGAGTAACCCCGCTTGTTCCAAGTGTTCCAGTTCCGTTGCTGATTGTGAAATCACCAGCAAGGTTGGTGGAAAGATTGGTGATTGTGCCAGTAGTGCTATTAAGCGTAGCAATCGTTCCAGTTGTGCTGTTTAACGTAGCAATCGTTCCAGTAGTGCTATTAAGCGTAGCAATCGTGCCAGTAGTGCTGGCCAAGTTGGTGACTGTTCCGCTAGTAATCGTAGCCGCAGTCGAGGTGGTTGTGCCAGCGGTAAGGTTAGGTATCACCCCAGTCGTAATCGTGCCAGTCGTGATTGTAGCATTGGCGGAAACCAACCTAGTTCCCGTAGCAGTTCCGTAGGTTAACGCTGCGCTGATGTTAGCGTTGGTATAAGTACCAGCAGTAAGTGCATCGTCAAACAAGTCATACACCGTGACCGCATTGGGTGCGGCGTTGGGGTTAGTTCCATCGGCAATCAATAACTCATAGTTTGTGCCAACGCTGGTGATTGGCAGTTGGCCAGTAATGAGATCCTGGTAAATCGTGGCTGAATCAATTAGGTTATGCAAATCATTGGCAGTAACCGTGCCGTTGGTTGCGAAGGTAAAGTTGCGATCTATCATTGCCATAAAATTAAGCCGTAAACCTTAGTGCGGTTGCGAAGATTGTTCCTGCTGGAATTGTGCC